TTACATAAACAAAAATAAATTTCATCATGTGTTCTTAGAGTATTTGCCTATCCCCGCCCGACATGAGTTAGCGTCAGGCATTAGTCCAAATGTAGTACATAGCTTTGATGCAGCACATATGGCTCTTGTCATGTGTACATTAAAAGATAGCGGAAACAAATCGTTTGGTGCTATCCACGATTCCTTTAGTGTACATGCATGTGATGTAGATGAGTTAATAGAAGTAACCAAGGAAGAGTTTATTAAGATGTACGAAGGAGACGTCTTAGAAGACTTGAAAGCACAGATTACTTTAAGTGATATGCGCTGCCAAGTGACTCAACCAAGAAAAGGGAACTTGAACTTAGAAGACATAAGAGATAGTGATTATTTCTTTTTCTAAGTCCTTGATTTATAAGGGAAATCTCTAAGTATCCCTTATAGAGAGAAGATAGTTTGTGGCGAACTATTCTCAAGTAATTATTAGTCTTCTACTGGGGTACGCCACACACCTCCAGTACTAGGCTATTTTTTTGTTCATGGGTCGAGGCTTGTATTCATTTGTGCCTTCCTTAGCTAGCCTTACCGGAGCTAGTGACCTCAATCCGGTTTTATAATAATAACTAGGAGTAAGATATGTTACTAAATAACGTAGAACTAATGTGGTGTAAGGTTGGAGAGAACGCAGGAACTAAGTATGGTTCAGAAGAAAAGGAGTGGTCTGTTGACTGCATCTGTACTGATGAGCAATCTAAGAAATGGGTTAAGGACAAGCACGCTACTAAAGAAAGAACCAATGATGACGGAAAGAAATTTATTAAGCTTACTAAGAATTGCATTAAAAGAGACGGCAACCCTGCCCAATCAATTAAAGTAATAGATAAGCATGGTAATGATGTCGATCCTTTAATCGTTGGTAATGGCTCTAAAGCTAATGTACAGTATACCTCTTTCGAGTGGGATATGGCAGGACGCACAGGAGTTAAGGCTATACTAACTGCACTACAAATCACTGATTTAGTAGAGTACTCAGGTAATGGCACTACAGAGTTTGATATCGAAGCGCAACCAGAAGTTGCATTAGAAGAAGACGATGTATTTTAAGTAAGCTAATGCCCCTCGAAAGAGGGGTTTTTATTTTCAATTATAATAAGGAGTAATACTATGGGTGAATACCATAAAAAACCGTTAGGACAAATAAGAGCAGATGCTAAGAGAATATTCAATAACCCTTATCGATATGCACCTGAAGATATGTCACCAACAGAAGCAATGAAAGGTAAGGGAGACTATATTGGTGGAGCACACTACAATAGACTACCTGACTTACAACAACCAGCAGAGATAGCTCATGCTTGGGGATTAGACTTCTTGCTGTGGAATACAGTTAAATACCTGTCAAGAGCAGGGCATAAGGAAGGTGCTAATATGTCTAGCAAAGAAAAAGAGATAGACGACCTTAAAAAAGCAGTAGACTACATACGTATGCGCATCAATGTGCTGCAAGATAGAACACCATTAGACTTTGGTGTTAAGAAACCTCTTCAAGAGGAACATGAAGTAGTAGCCAGCTGGCTTGATGAAGACGCAGAGAGTTTTAATAAGCGTTGGAACCCAGAGACAATGGCACATGCTAATGCAGAGTACTATGCAAAGAAAGCTAAAGAAGAAGGCAAACCACTAGGAGAATTAGATAATGACGGCATTCCTTTATAAATGGGTTAACAAAGATAACAAAGAGTATTATATAGGTGTACATGAAGGAAAAGAAGATGACGACTACATAGCATCTAGCTCTAGCTTTCTAGAGAAGTATAATAAAAGTAAGACAAGGTGGAAGAGGAGTATTATAAGTGACCACAACACTATGGCAGAAGCTTTACAAGCAGAAGCTGTAACAGTGACTGAAGAAACTCTTAAAGACCCTAACTGTTTAAACAGAATGGTTGGGGGCGAGCCTAGGTTTACAGCACTTGAACTCAAGATGGCTACATTAAGCTCATTGTATCATCAACAAGACTTGGGTTCAACAGGCTGCAAAGAAGCGTTCAATAAACTTTGGGGGCACTACCCTAATAAACATTGGTCGCCTAACCCGTGGACAGAGACTACGCTGTACGCACTAGCCTGCTCACTAACGAGGTATATAACTAAGGAGAAGTAATGAGTAAATATTATGTAAAAGGAAAACCAATTGATGAACGTGATTGGGATATAGACTTAAGTAGAAGCGAACCAGAAGAATACGAAGACATGGAAGATTACGTTACTGACCGTCATGGACGTATTCTAGGTGTAGGAAAACAATATAACTAAGGAGGATTAAAATGAGAACACAAGGAGTTCTTAAGTACCATGGACCATGTATAGCATGTGGTTCTAAAGATAACAAAGCTGTGTATGAGCATGATGATGGTGAGGTATCTGCTTATTGCTTTGGATGTGGAGACTACGATGTTCCAGGTAGTCTTGACAAGTTTATAGATAATAATAATAAGGAGTATGATATGTCACTAGAAACAGTGCAAGATGTAAACAAGTTTCCTACAAGAGGCTTTAAAGAAAGATGTATCACTAAAGACGTAGCTGATAAGTACGGAGTTAAGGTAGGTTATTCAGAATCAGATGGCTCAACCATTGAGTACCATTACTACCCTACTACCCGCAAGAATGAGGTCGTAGGCTACTCAAGAAGAGAGGTAAGCACCAAGAAGTTCATAGCAATAGGTGATACCAAGAATGATGTTCAACTGTTCGGTCAATCTTTATTCCAACAAGGAGCAAAGAAGCTAGTCATAACCGAAGGAGAGTTAGATGCTATGTCTGTACAACAGATGTATTCTAACAAGAACAATGAGTATCCTGTTGTATCTATAACTAACGGTGTAGGCGGTGCTAAGAAACAAATCGCAGCTAACTTAGATTGGATTAACTCTTTCGAAGAAGTAATCTTTATGTTCGATGCAGATGAAGTAGGTAAGAACGCTGCTTCTGAATGTGCTAAGCTAGTTAGAACAGGTAAGGCTAGGATAGCTAACCTAGGTAGACACGGTAAAGACGCATCAGACTATCTAGTAGGTCAACACCTAAGAGAGTTAGATGATTCTGTATGGAGAGCAGAGGTATATAGCCCTGCAGGTATTATTAACAGTGCATCTACATGGGATGAGTTTAGTAGAGACATGAGAGAAGACAGCGTGTTATATCCTGATTGCTTTTGTGCTGTAAACGACTTAACATATGGTCGTAGAACAGGTGAGCTAACTATCTTTACTGCTGGTACAGGTACAGGTAAATCAAGCTTCATTAAAGAAGACATATATCACTTACTAACTACTACCAAGCATCAAGTAGGTGTTGTATCTCTAGAAGAATCAGTTAAAGAAACTCTAGACGGGATAATAGGTCTACACCTAAACAAACGAATTAACCTACCAGACACCCCCTTCGATAGGAAAGGTAAGGAAGGCAAAGACGCTTGGGAAGCTGTAGCAGGTACAGGTAGATTCACATTACTAGACCACCAAGGTAGTTTAGCTGATAACAGCTTAATGGATAAGATAGAATACTTAGCAGCAACAGGCTGTAAGTTTATATACTTAGACCACATTACTATTGCAGTCAGTGAGATTGATGGTGATATTAATAGAGGTATGGATCGAGTCATGTCAGACTTACTTAAGTTATGTAAGAAGTTTGATGTATGGGTTGGCGTAGTATCTCATTTAAGAAAGACAGGCATAGGCTCTATCTCTTACGAGGAAGGCGCTGATGTTACAGAAGATAGCCTTAAAGGTTCTGGCTCACTTAAGCAGATAGCCTTTCAGATTATAGCTTTTTCTAGAAATAAATACGCTGAAACAGAAGATGAAAGAAACCAAGTTAAACTTAGTGTATTAAAGAATAGATTCACTGGCAAGACAGGTTATGCAGGCTCTGCTAAGTACAATGACTTAACAGGTAGATTACATAACGTTAAGATGAGAGCAGATGAGTTTACAGTGGAGGAGTTATGAGTAGAACAAAAATCATATACGAGTTAGACGATGGTAGAGTACTAACAATGAATGAACTAATAGAAGTAACAGGTATAAGTAGAAAAACGTTATGGGTAAGATTACAGACAACTAAAGACATTGATGAGTTATCTGCACCCACCCCTAACATGATACAAAACAGAGGACATAGAAATTATTTTGAGGATACCTATAAAGATGTATCCCCTGAATTAAGAAAGCTTTTGTTTGGTAAGTGGAGTACATAATAATAATAATATAAGGAGGAAGACATGAAGTACGTATTCGATGTAGAAGCAAATGGATTACTCAATGAAGCAACTAAGATATGGTGCATCACATTATATAGCTTAGATAAGAGTAAGACAATAACATTTACAGATGAGCTAGATGATTATCGTTCTATTGAAGAGGCATTAAAGATAATGTCTAAGGCTGAACAGCTTATAGGACACAACATCTATGCTTATGATTTACCTTTACTAGAAAAATTAAAAGGCTTTAAGTTTACAGGTAAAGTTTTAGATACCCTACTCTTATCACAGCTACTTAACTTTGAAAGAGGTGGTCATGGACTAGCCCAATGGGGAGAGAGGTTTGGTGTACCTAAGCCTAAGCAAGAGCAATGGGAGTTCTTTGAGAAGGCAATGCTTAATCGTTGTCAACAAGATGTTGAGATAAACAAGAGAGTCTATGTAAGACTTAGACAAGAGTATGTAGCAGCTAAGATACCTGCTAGTGTTGTTCATACAGAGTTTGAAGTAGCTAGGATTAGTGCTGAACAAGTAAAGAACGGCTGGCTAATGGACATACCCTTAGCTAATAAACAACTAGAATATCTTAACGGAGAGTTAGAGGCATTAACTAATAAGATAGACCCTTTACTACCTCTAGCATTAAAGCGTTTGGATCCGATAGGTAAGGTTGTAACACCTAAATACACTAAGAAAGGAGAGTTACACTCTCATTTAAAGAAGTACTGGGAAGGTTATGACTTCGGTTATATGAATAGAGAAGGTAAGTTAGGTGGCTCTTACTCACGTATTAAATTCATTCATATAGAGATGACGCAACATGCACTCATAAAAGACTTTCTACTAAGACAAGGCTGGAAGCCTACCACCTGGAATAGTAAGAAAGAAGGTAATAAGGTAATAAGAACCTCACCTAAATTAACTGAAGATAGCTTTGACTCTATTAAAGGAGATATAGGAAAGAACTTAGCACTACACATGGTATACAGTCATAGAAGAAACGCACTCAAGTCTGTTAA